CGGTCCTGCCTGCAAGATATAAATAATCACAGCCATCACCGCATTTAACATCATGCTTGCGACTGTTACCGCGATCAGTCCTCTTGCAGCGCTGTCTCTTTCTTTTCTTTTGCTCCGGATCTTTCGGCTCTCCTGCTTGTGATCCGCTTCCGGCAAGCTTCTCCGTTCGATCGGGATCAGTGCCAGCTCCGGCACTGCCGGTAATTTCATTTTTTCCATGCTTGTCCTTCCTTTCTACCGCTTACGCGGTTTTCTCTATTATGTAGTTTCTGTCAAAAAGAACCCTTTGGTTAACACTTTCTGCAAATGCCTCTTTATCTTCCAGTTCCTTAACCTCTACTTCTTTTCCGTCAATTACTACAATGTTTTTTATGATCATTTACACCACCTCTCTAAAGCTTATGAATCACTGTTTGTACTTGTTGCGTTGTCCTTTAAAATCTCCTATACTTTAATTACCGAGTACCAGTCGGAATAATTATGAAAGGAGAAGATTATTTATGGATTTTTTCAACATTCCCGAGCCACCTTCATTTGAACGTGTGCAAAATGACTATTCACAAAAGCAGATTGATCTGTTAAATGAGATTAAAATAGTTCAACAAGATCAAGCAAAACTTCTAAATCAAATGGAAAAAGCTTCATCAAAAGATAAAAAGTGGCTAGTCATCGGTACAATTTCATCAGTAATTGCCGCTATTGGAACTATCATCGGAATTGTCATTCCTCTTTTTTAATAACAGCGACACACAAATACAAATTAGCGAGACGCTATTCATAAGAGTAGAAAAGCACGCTAGCGTAATAGCGATCTCCATCGGTTTCCTCCTTTCTCTGAATCATCTGCAAAGTACATAGGGTAAACAAATTTGGCGAAAAACTGTAGGGAATGGCCCTCCTTGCAGTTCTTTTGTTTTCACACTTCCTCCTCTGGTTCAAAGTCATGTTTATCGAACACCTTTCCTGTTACACTACTCTAGGAAGTACTCAATAGATACTCCGAAGTAGTCGGCGAGGATTTTGAGCTTTTCCATCTTTGGCTTACTTCTTCCTGACTTCCAATCAGAAAATGTAGATTTAGTTATTCCAGTATCTTCTGACACACGATAATCTGTCAGTTTTCTTGAATCCCTGATTTCTACATATTTTTCATACATTAAATAATCACCTCATTTCCGAACTTTCCTATTGATTTTAGTTCGGAAATCAGATACAATATATTTACCAGATACATTGACAAAGAATTAAGTTACAATTCTGTTTTGATTTCCGAACTTTGTAGCTTTATTATAGTGCGGATATCAGAACTTGTCAATAGCTTTTGTACTGATTTCAGAATTTTTTTTGTGAGGTGTATTATGTATGAAATTTATTGCAAGTTAAGAGATGCCAAAGGCATGAAAGACGCTGACGTTGCAAGGGAAACTGGGATTACCAAGTCAACTTTCTCCGACTGGAAGAATGGAAGAAGCAACCCCAAAGATGCAAAACTACAAAAAATTGCTGACTTGTTTGGAGTATCAGTAGAGTATATTCGTACTGGCGAAGAAAAGGAAGGCGGTGAGAAGTACTATTTAAACGAAGAAACCGCTGAGATGGCACAAAAACTATTTGAAAACAAAGATTTGCGTGTCTTATTCGATGCTGCAAAAGATGCTACTCCGGAAGATTTGAAAACAACATATGACATGCTTATGGCATTAAAGAAAAAGGAACGTGATAATAATGAGTTTTGATTATCAAATTTTTTTCATGGACGGAATGACCGTTAATGAAGTAATAACTGAAAACGAAGATAATTCATTTACTATTTTTATAAACGCAAATTTATGCGAAAGCAAACGGTTAAAGGCAATTAACCATGCAATTAGGCATATAAAAGAGCGTGATTTTGAGAAAATAGATGTGCAGAAAATCGAAATGTCTGCGCATAAATAAGGTATAACCGCTACGGCGATTATATAAAGCGGTGTTAAAGGAACAAGGGACAAAAGAAAGAGAGGAAAGATAAAGAAATGGGATGTCAAGATGATTATAGCCGTGCCTTATTTTTGAAAGCATACGGCAATGCAAAATCTTTAAAGCAAAACAACGGATATCAAAGATACTTTATTAATGAGTGTGGAATTACTAATCCTAGAGCATACCATGAACAACTAATTACTGACGGGTTTCTTATTCCCAGTTCTACCGCTGAAACATTAAAAGGATATAAAATCTCAGAACTTAAAGAGCTTTGCGACTCATTTGGTATTGTTAAAACAGGGAAAAAACAGGATATTATCGAAAGACTTATTCGGGATGTTTCTCCTGAGTTATTAAAAAACTGTACTAACAAAGAACAGTGCTATTCCCTTTCCGAAAAAGGGGTCGATTTTCTGTCAAAACATGAGGATTATATAGAATTTCACAGGAATACTGCATGGGGAATTTCTCTCGATGAATACACAAAAGAAAAAGCTAATATCGGAGAAAACGATTTTTACAAAATCGCATTGCATATACTAAACAAAAAATTAAGTTCTACCAATACAGATGGATTCCGAAATATTTATTATTCGATAGCGCAAATTTATGCACACACCGGTGATATGGCTACTTCACTAAAAAATCTGTTACTCGTTCTATTTTTTGATGTAAATTGGACCCCGAACCAAGCTCTGATATCGAAACTGGCTCCTTCGGACGACATAGCTGATTATTACCATTTTAACGGATTCGCCCCCGGATTGATAAAAGATATCTGTAATCTTAAAGATTATTACAACGAGCAGATGGTTAATGAAATCTATAAAACATATTCATATATGTCACCATATGTGTGCCCTAAAGCATTATTTATCCAACTCATAAATGATATTTATAATAAGCCTTCTCTCGACAGGGAACGATATGCAGAAATTTTCAAACAAAACTTTGGGGACACTATTAAAACACAATATACACCAAACACACAAGGATCAATAGAAGAAACCCAAACGGGAAATGCCGGATGCATGATCACGATGATTGCCGTAGTAGTATTCGTCATTTTAGCGCTACTATTCTTTATGTAAAACCTCCCTGCCCGCTGTGGGCAGGGGAAAAACTAAATACTGTATTTACCCGGGTAGCCGGAGGACGAGCTCCCACCCATTCCGAGAATCCTGCGGAGGGGGTGGTAATTATGAGTACATATGAAGAACTCAGTTTGATCATAAGCATTGCGCTTTTGGTTGTAGCCATTCTGAATTATACGCATAAAAAATAGCCGTCCTGCCCTGACAAAGCTGACAACTATTTCTTATAGTTTTTAAGTTGCGCCGGAACGGATAGGCTTCATCTATCTATTCCAGTTGTCTTGTTAAGTACATTATAGCAAATGTACCATAAAAGTCAAGAACCGCCCCTGCGCCAACAGGAACGGTTCAAGTAACATTCCGAAGAATGATACCCCAATTCAAAGAATATTGTATCATCTTCGGTCAGCTATCGCAATCAGAACATTTGTTTCTTGATAGCTGTTATTTTTATACTCATTTTCCTGCTCTGTCAGGAATAGAATGAATCAACCGAGGTGATGTCATGAAAACTAAATATTGTTATGGTTATGTTAGGGTATCCACATCCGGCCAAGAAGAGCTCTCTCCTGATTCGCAGGCAAAACTGTTGAAAGACTTTGCTAAAAAGAACGATATGATTGTCCTGCAAATCTTTTATGAGCTCGGTATTTCCGGTCGGAAAGCTGACAAGCGTCCGGAGTTTCAAAAGATGATCGCTCTTGCGAAATCAGACAAACATCCTGTAGATTGTATCATCGTGTGGAAATTCAGTCGATTTGCAAGAAATCAGGAAGAGTCTATTGTTTATAAATCTCTTTTAAAGAAGAAGCACAACGTAGAAGTCTTGAGCGTTTCCGAGCCGCTTGTAGACGGTCCGTTCGGCTCTTTGATCGAGCGCATCATTGAATGGATGGACGAGTACTATTCTGTCCGTCTTTCCGGCGAAGTGACACGAGGGATGACAGAAAAGGCAAAACGCGGCGGCTATCAGGCGCGTCCTCCGCTTGGATATAAAATCCAAGAGCGCGGAAAACCTCCCGTTATTGTACCGGAAGAAGCTGAAATAATTAAAATCATATTTGATAAATATGTAAATGAACATACCGGAATATTCGACATAGCACGCTATCTAAATTTGTGTGGGTTTAAAACATCT